CCGAGGCGCGGATCACCGAAGTCACCGACACATTGTTGACCTACTACCTGGAGCTGCGGCTCTCCGTGCCGGCGGCAGCGACCGCCAACACGGCGACCGGGGATTCCCTGCTGAACGCTATCAAGACGGCGGTGCAGTCCATCGCTCCGCTGGCGGCAACGTCCGATTGCTACCTGGCGCCAGAAGCCGGGTACAGGCCAGCCTGTGTGGGCGTGCCGTCGCTGGGGATCAGGCCGGCGGGCGTGACCAGGGAGGAAATCAGCGGATGCAGCTACGACGCGCGCTACCAGGTCGAGTTGATCGCCCACGTGGAGGCGGACGGCTCGACCAGTGCGGCCAGCGTGCTGGATGCCGCGAGCTCCGTGCTGATCAACAATCTGCTTGGCCTGCCCGGCGTGGGCGCTTGCCGCCCAATGGACGACGGAACGCCCGGCCTGGTCCGCGACGAATACGGCCGCTGGCTGGTCCGGGCGAGCCGGATGCTCGAATACACCATTTCCGAGAGGTATTGACATGGCCGCGAAAAAGCTGCCCGAGGCCGTGCCCGTGCCGGCTGATGCAATCGAAGAAACCACCGAGCCGCGGCCCGTGCCGCCCTCACCTGCTGCCGGCGGCCGTTACGTCCAGGACCCTGAGACTGGCGAGCTGATCCGCGTTGAACACACCACCGAGAGGACCGCACAATGAGCCGTTACATGCGCAACACCACGTTGCTTGCCAAAGTCGAAACCGGCTATGGCGTGGACATCGTTCCCACTGGGGCGGCCAACGCCATGCTGGTGTCCGACGTGACCATCACGCACACCTATGCCAACGTCGGCCGCGACCTGATCCGCTCGTTCATGGGCGGGTCTGAGGAACTGGTCGGGACCAAGCATGTGTCCATCGAGTGCACGGTCGAGCTGCAGGGCAGCGGCACCGCCGGGACCGCTCCCGCCTGGGGCCCCCTCCTGCGCGCCTGCGGTTTTGCCGAGTCCGACCTGACCACCCCTGACCGGGTTGAGTACGCGCCGGTGTCGTCCTCATTCGAGTCGGCGTCCATCTACTACTACATGGATGGGGCTTTGCACAAGGCGCTCGGCTGCCGGGGCAATGTGGAGATCAACGCGGCCATCGGCGACCGGCCGACGTTGAAATTTTCCCTGCTCGGCATTGACGCTGGGGTAACTGCCGCTACCCCTTCCGGTGTGACCTATGCCTCGTTCAAGACGCCGCTGGTCATCACAGATGCGAACGTGGCCGAGTTCCTCATGGGCTGCACCTATGCCACCGGCGCGTTCACAGGCGGGTCGTCAGTATGTTCGCGCGGACTGACCCTGAACGCCGGGCTTGACGTGCAATACATCCCGACATTGGGCTGCGAGGGTGTGGACATCGTTTCCCGCGCTGCCACCGGCTCGCTGTCGCTCGATCTGGCAGCCGCTGCCGAGGTGACGGCGATGACGGCAGTCGAGGCGAACACGCTGTCCAGCATCGGCATGACTTTGGGCGCCTCGGCCGGCTACATCACCCGCGTTTTCGTGCCCTATGTCCAGCGGACCAACCCGAAATATGAAGATGTTTCCGGGCGGGCGCACGTGTCGTTTGATCTGCGCTGCGTGCCCGGCGCGACCGGCAATGACGAAATCAAGATCATCCTGACCTGATAACTGAAAACTGGAGGCAACCATGTTCACACTCGAACCGAATCCGACCTTCACCGCCCCGGTGGCCATTCCGCTGCCGGGCGGGGAGACGGCGACCATTGACATCACCTTCCGCCACATGGGCCGGGAGGCATTGCAGCGCTTCCTCGGCCGGGTCAAGGACCTGCCAGACGCCGAAGCGGCGGAAGAGATCATTGCCGACTGGTCCGGCGTGGCTGGCGCGGACGGCGAGCCGTTGCCCATCTCGGCCGAGAACATCATGGCCCTGCTGGACAATTACCACGGCGCTGCCCTGGCTATCCTGCAGACCTACATCCGCGAGCTGACGGGCGCCCGCGTAAAAAACTGAAAGCGGCGGCCCGGCGACTGGCCGGCCGGGACACGCCGCCGCAGATCGACGCCGAGGCCGCGCAAGCGGCCCTGGCCATGGGCATACCGCAGGCCGAGGTGGTGGCCGCGCGCACGGCCCGGAAGATTGAGCCGCTCGCCGTCTGGCCGGAGAATTGGCGGCCGGTGTGTATCGCCAGCGCGATGCACACGCAATGGCGGATGGGACCGGCCGGGCCGATAGGCTGGGATTACAACGCCCTGCCCATTGTCGAGGCCAGGATTGACGCGCCGGCCGGGGATGATGCCGCCGATGAGTTCAGCGCCCTGCAGATTATCGAGGGCGAGCTTTTAACACTGCTGCGAGAGCGCAATGGCTGACAACAAAATTCAGGTCCTCTTAGAAGTTGACGACCGGGGGACCGCCTCGCTGCAGCGCTTTGGGCAGACCGCAGAGAAGGTCGGGCGGGACGGTTCGCGCAGTTTGTTGTCCATGGGCACGGCTGCTACCTCCCTGGCCAGCGGATTGGCCGCGCTTGCCGGCGGTGTCTCGCTTGTGCAATTGGGCAAATCTGCGTTCGACGCCGGCTTGCAGATGGATTCGCTCAACCGGGCGATGACCGCCATCTATGGCAGTAGCAAGGCCGCGGCCACGGAGATGGAGTTCCTGCAGGCTACGGCCGACCGCACCGGGCAAAACGTCTACAACCTGGTTGAATCCTTCAATCAGTTCTCCGCATCAACCAAAGATACAGCGCTCGAAGGCGAAAATACCCGCAAGGTTTTTTCGGCCATGAGCGAAGCCGCATCAGTGCTCGGGATGAGCAATGAGCGCGCTGGTCGCGCCTTTACCGCCCTTTCTCAGATGGCGAGTAAGGGCACGATCAGTATGGAAGAGCTGCGCGGTCAGTTGGGCGAGGCCCTGCCCGGAGCGCTCAACCTGTTTGCCAAGGGGATGGGCGTGTCCACCGGCGAGCTGATCGAGCTGATCAGCCAGGGCAAGGTGGGCGCCGAGGCCATGGTGCAATTCGCCGATGCCGTGCACCAAGCCTATGGTGAGGCTTCAGAAATCTCTGGCCTGCAGTCCGCGCAAGCGGCAGTAAACAAACTCAGCGAGGAATGGTTTGAGTTCAAGGTAAACCTCGCTGACATGGGCACGGCCATTGCGGCCATCCATGCCGTTACCGAAGCGCTCAAAATACTCAATTCGATCCTGCTCAGTTGGGACACGGGCGATGCATTCGCCAAGCTGGGCGCCGGGTTCGCCTCCCTTGGGGATTACGCCGGGACCAGCGTCAATGAGTTGGCGGTTACCATGGGGACGGCCGATGCCGCGGTGGTCAAAATTACCACCGACCTGGACGCGGCCCGGCAAAGACTGGCAGAGTATCGCGCCGAGGGCGATGCGCTCGCAGGCAGTCCGGCCATGCAAGGGGCCGCTGCTGACGTTGCTAGGCTGGAAACAGCACTTTCCGCGGCGACCAAAAGCAAGCAGGCCGCGACCTCGGCGGCAAAACCGCTCGCCGCGGCGACCAAAAATGTGGCGGACACCGCGAATGCAGCGGCCAAAGCGGCCACGACCACATCAAAGGCCAAAGCCGCCCTCACCAAATCCAGCAACACCGCAGGCAAGGCCGCCAAGGATCTGGCCGCCGAGCAGAAGCGCCTTGCCGATGAGGCCGAGGACACCGGCCGGGCCATGATCAAGGCCGCGGCCGACCACCTGGCCGCTACGCAGGAGTTGTCCGAGAACCTCCGCAAGAGCCTGGGCGAGCAGATCCGCGAAGAGTACGCGGCCACGGCGGCCGGCTACGATGCCCGCGAAAAGCTCGCCGAAGAGCACGCGGAATGGATTAAGGGGCTGCAGGAAGGGCTGCTCCGCGACATCGAAACCGGCATCGGCGATTTCGTTTATAATTTCCTCACCGGGGAATTTGACAGTATCGGCGACCTGTTCGAGGGGCTGTGCAACTCCATCTTGCGCGCCTTCGCGAACCTCATCGCCGAGATGGTGGCCAAGTGGGCCATGTCCGGACTGGTCGGGCTGTTCACCGGGCAGGGGTTCTCGGGCTTCAATGTCGGGGCGCTCGGCCTCGGCCAGGGCGGCCTGCTCAGCGGCATCGGCACCGGCAGCGGCACGTCCGCGCTCTCGCAGTATGGACCCTATGCGGCCGGCTACCAGTTCGGCCCCGGGGCGGGCACGAGTGCCGCTGTCACCGGCGGGCAGGCGGCCGGGGCGGCCCTGGGCGCAGCTGGCGGGGCGTATGGCCTCTACAGCGCGGCCAGCCAAGCGTCCAAAGGGGAGGCTGGTGTGGGCACAGCGCTGCAGGCCGGAATTTCGGCCTATGCGCTCTACAAAGCATACCCAACCATAGCCGCCTATCTGAGCGGCCTGGGCGGGGCCAGCACGGCGAGCACGGCCGCCAGCGGCATCACCATTGCCGCCACCGACCTCACCCTGATCGGCCCGCAGACCGGCGGCATCGGCAACGCCATAGCCGGAGGCAGCGGCACAACCGCAGCCGGCGGCGGGGCGGGCGCGAGCCTGAGCACCGGCGCCATGGTCGGCGGCGGCGCCATCATGGGCATCGGCGCGCTCATCGCCATGGGCATGGGCAACAAGGCCCAGCAGGAATTTTACTCGCCGCGCTACGGCAACGTGCCGTTCAACGATTACGGACACAACGACCGTGCCGACCTGCTCCGCGCCGGCAGTGCCGGCTACAGTTGGGTGAGCGAAGCTCAGCCGGGCAGCATGAGCGGCAGCGGTGACGCCGGCATAACGCAGACCGTGGCTGACCTCGAAGCCGCGTTCGTCCAGTTTGAGCAGAACACGAGGGTTGTGTTGGACGTGCTCGCCGCGGCCGGTGACGGTGTGGCCACCCTGGGCCAGCAGTTGGAGGACGGCAAGCTCTCGACGGATGCCTTTGTCGACGCCATCGCCGGGTATGATGTGAGCGTGCAGGAGACCGCCAACCTGACCGCCATGGCCAGCGATGCCGCCCGCGGCAACGGCACCGCCATGGACAGCCTGCGCGCCGCTCTGCAGTCCATGGGCATGGGCGCGGATCAGGCCGAACTGGCCGCGCTGGCGCTGGTCGCGGCGTCGAATAATCAGGCCTCCGCCCTGTACACCGCCAGCAGCGCAGCCAGCAGCGCAGCCTCGGCGATCTCCGGCATGGTCGGCAACATCAACACGCTCAGCAACACCCCCCTCAATATCCGCGTCAACGCCACCGTGGACGTCAGCCAGTACATGGGCGGGGACAGCTACATGGCGCCCCAGCACGCCAGCGGCGGCATCTTCTCGAGCCCGACCCTGATCCCGTCCATCCGTGGCACACGCCACCTGGTGGGCGAATCCGGCGCCGAGGCCATCCTGCCGCTGCACGCCGGGCCGCGCACCCTGCAGCAGATGGACGCCAAACTGGACGCCCTGGCCGCGCGGCCCACGACCTTGACCATCAACCTGGACGGCCGCACCATAGCTACCGCGACCATGCCTTATGTTGATGCACACGTGGCCGACAAAGCGGCCCGCAACGCATTGGGGAGGAGGACCTTGTACCGATGAGCATGACCGTAGCGATGTTGATGAGTTGGCCGGACATGACGGACACCATATGGGTATCGGATCAGATCGACGAGACCATCGTGGCCGCAGTCGGCCACGACGTGTTCCCCGGACTGGTGAGCGTGGACGAGGTGACCGTTGCCCCGCCCACTCCGCACGGGGGCTATGTGCGCCCGCAATACGGGTCGATCACGGTGAGCATGGAAGCGTTCGCGCGCGCGCACGCGGCCAGCCTGATCACCCTGTGGCCGCCGCCGCAGGTGCTCTACATCGACCTGAAATACTGGGAGACCGCCAGCGCCACAATCCAGCCGCTGGCCTACTACGGACAGGCCATCGGTTACCGGACATCCATGTCCGCGGACGGCGCCACCTATGGCCTTTACCTGGACGACAGTTATGCGGCCGTGGCCACCGATGCCGTTTATGACGGCACCCTGAACGCCGTTTTCGCCGCTGCCGCCGCCACCCTCGGCGTCTCGCTGGTCACCACCTATGCCCGCTCTCCTTCGCCCCAAGTGGACTACAAGGCGGCCGGCGAGGTGCGCATCCTGGACGCACTGGACGCCATCGCCAGCTTTTTCAGCCATCGGTTCTATTTTTCGTCGGCCGGGCTGGTGCTGGTGGATATGTTCCAGGACAACGGCACGGCACTCACCCTGTCCAGCGACGAGTGGGAGTCAGTCGAATACCCGAGCACGCAGCCGTTCAGTAAACTGGTCGCGGATTACACGCAGGCCGGGGTCAGCAAGATCCGGCTGGGCCTGCAGACCGTGCAGGACGCTGGTACATCGACGGTCATTGCCGAGGCCAAGCTGATTGTGGGCGACACGGCCAAGGCAACGGCCGTTTCGGTCTCGGCCGCCGACCCGAGTTACCCGGGCAGGAACCTAGTGGACGGAAGCACCAGCACGTTTTGGGGCTCAGGTTCCGGGACAGTGCCCGGCGTGACCATGGACCTGACCACCACCCCCGCCGAGTTGAATATCTGGAGCTACCGACTGACCGCCACCAACCTGTATTTTGCCGACATGCCCACCAAGTGGCGGTTGTACGGCTGGCACCTGGGGCTCTCGGACTATGCATATATCGGCGAGGTGGAGACAACCAGCTGGTCAGCGCTCGAGGCCCGGACGTTTGCCGTGCCGCCCGCGCATTGGCCGGTTGAGAAGGTAACCACACTCACGTTCGGCGACGAATACACACTGGCCGCCACCTGCGCCAACACCTACCCGCGTATCATCGACGCCCTGAACAACATCCAGAACCTGACCAACGTGGCGCGGGACCGGGTACGGCTGGCCATGCCGATAAGCGCCGAAGTGATTCCCGGCCGCAATGTCAGCGTTATCGACTACCTGACCAGTAGCCTGAGCCTGCCCACCTGGCCGACTCCGGGCAGCGGTGCCATCACTATGGAGCAGTACAAAATATCGGCCTGGCTCCGGGTGGATTCCATCGCCTACGATTTCATCGCGCAATCCATGGTCGTTGAAGGCGAGGGCCGGCTCGCATGAAAATACTTCGCCCATCCACCATTACCGCGCTGTCGGCGAGCAGCACGGACGCAATCAAGCCGGTCGCCAACCTGCTGCACAGCTCGGGCGCCATCTTCTGGCGGGCGGCGACTGCGGCAGTGACCTCGGCCACGCTTGACCTGACCGTGACCGGGCCAGTGGACGCGCTCTGTCTGCACGCCTGCGCTGCCGGCACGGTCGGCCTGCAGATGTGGAGCGGGTCCGCGTGGGTGTCCGTGCCCGGTATCGTGGTGGACGAGGTGAGCAACAGTTACCCAGGCGGCATGGCCTCGCACTGGTTTACGTTTACCAGCCTGGCCGGCACGGTGCGGATGCTGCTCACCCTGACCCGCCATTCCAGCGCCGTGGCTATCCAAGCTGGCTGCTTGGCTGTCGGCCGGCAAACCACGGTAACCGGAGTCCAGTACCCCCTGACCGAGGGGCTGGTGGACACCAGCCTGCAACTGACCATGTCGGACGGATCGCTCAATTACCGGCCGCGCGCCCGCTGGCGGACCTTCGCGGGCACGGTGCTCACGGACCGGGCCACCGGGGTGCCGGCCATGATGAATGATGTGGTCCGCACCTACGGCGCGCAGCCGCTGGCCGTGCACCTGCTGCCCGGCGGCGAGGATCGCTATTTCGTATGGGGCCGGTTCGACATGCCGCAGGCATCGCACGCATGGCCGACATACGGGCAGGTCGGATTCGCCATCACCGAGGTGCTATGATGGCGGACGAGTGGCCGACCGCGGCCGAGCGGATAGCAGGTGCGGTGCAGGAGGCGCAAGCGGGTATCGCCCGGTATGAGGCACATCTGCGCAACCAGCACCTGAGCCACAACGGCCACCTGTACTACGCGGACGAATCGAGCCTGGCGACCATCACCTCCACCCTGGCGATTGTGCAGATGCTCGCCGATGATGCCCCGGTGCCGACGCACGCGCCGGTGGCCGGGTGCTGGTTGACCGCGGACACGGACGCGCAGGGGCAGCGGGT